TCAGCGGCCGCGGGCGACGACCTGGGGAATGTCCTCGCGGACGAGACCCATCTGGGCGAGCTCGGTGTTGCTCAGGCGGCTCAGATAGTCGTAGCGGTCGGCCATGCGGCGGGCCTCGGCGACAGCCGAGAAGAAGTCGGACACGGCCGCGGCGAAACGCCCGAAAAAGCCGGTATCGCGCAGGCCATTGGCAGTGATCGTGGTCATCTTTCCCTCCATTCGATGATGCGAATATAGGGCGGATGCGTGCGCTGCAACATGGCCGATTGTGCATAGCACCAATGCGAATGCCGTATACCAGAACGGGGCGGCGGCGGATGCGAATTGGCTCTGGACCGGCGGCAGCGAATTGCGTATAGAGCGCGCCTGCCTGCGCTGGCGGGGCGCGCGCCGCCTCCGCCGCGCGCCGCCGCCGCCCGCTGCGAGGCGGTCTGGTGGGGGATAGTTCAACGGTAGAACAGCGGACTCTGACTCCGTTAATCTAGGTTCGAATCCTAGTCCCCCAGCCACCTGATATTGCTACGTTTTCGGTCAATTTGAAGCGGAACAAACCGGGTCAGTCGGACGCCCGGTCGGGTAATTTCGTTCTCTGTTCGAGCTTGCGGATGGCATTTTCGGCCAAGGCGGGATCACGAGACAGGTAATGGGCGTCGAGAATTGATCGCACGTCCCTAAGGCTGTGCCCCGTTAGGGTCGCAATCTCTGCTTCTGTGCATCCCGCAACAGCCAACCGCGTGACCGCCGTTCCCCGAAGATCATTGAAAGTCAGCCCGGTAATACCCGCCTTGTGCACAGCCTTGCGCCAGCTCACGCGGAAGCCGTCGGGTGTCCAAGGCCTCCCCTCCAGCGTGACCAAAACCAAAGGGCTGCACCGCTCCGCACCGTCCAACAACGCCTTCAGTGGAGCACCGACAGGAATGACCACGCGCGCCCCGGTCTTGTTCTGCCGCAACCGAATCTTGTCGCCGTCATAGGCCGACCACGCAAGCGCGAGCAGGTCTCCCTGGCGCTGGCCAGTCCACAGGGCGAGCATGAACGCCAGGCGGAGGTGCGCCGGCGCATGTTTCATGAACTGCGCCTCATCGTCGATGGTCCAAACATTCTCGGCCCTCGTGCCACGATAAAGGCGCCCGCCGCGCGTGCACGGATTAGCCGTGACGAGGCCGCGGTCATGCGCCCAGGAGAGCACCCGCGCCAAAACCGCCCACGCATAGTCCGCCTGCCGCCGCGAGCTGAGGGCCAGCCGGTCGCGCCATTCGAGGAATATTGCCCTGCTGCGCCGATCGGACAGCGCCGCCAAAGGGAAGTCGATAAACTCGGCCTCGATCTTCTTGATCTGCTTCACATAGTCAGCCCGCGTGCGCTCGGCGAGCTGTCGCCAATCGTCACTCTGCTGGTAAGCCGACAACACCGAGAGCAAAACCCCCGGCTTGACCTCCCGCCGCGCGGCATGGGCCTTATGGTATGCTGCCATGAAATCGGCATCGCCGGGCTGTCCTGGCAGAGGGGGGCCGCCTTTCCAGGCGTACCAGTACCGCTTCGTCTGGCCGCTCGCGAGGTGCTTGAGTTTCGAGTTGAGGCCCTTAAGCCTGACGCGCGCCACGCTTCTCTTCCCATTCATCGAGGGGCGATTTTACCGGGGTAGGGCTGGCATTTGCCGGCCACACGGTGATCTTGCCCGGCTCGATCTCAACCCGACCGACCCTCAAGCCGGCATCCTGCAACCCCTTTACGGCGCGCGTGACATCGGACTGGCGGAAGGGCGCAGGGCTCCGGGGCATCGTCAGCGCCTCCGCTTCTTGATCTTGGGCTTCTTGAAGTCGACCACCCAAAAATAGAGGCGCTCCTTCGACCCATCCGGAGCAGCGCGCACATGGCCGTTGTGGGTCGGTGGCGGAAGGGCCCCACGCCTCACGTCCCGCTCAAGCTGGGTCTGCGAGAGGCCATACCGAGCAGCGAGCGCCGGCGGCGTCAACAGGAGGTGGCGGACCGGGATCATGACCCACTCCGCCGTTTCACGCGCGCAAGATCCTCGCGCGCGATCTCATAAGCGCTGGTGCGTCCGCCGGTGCCCGACTTTGTCACCGGCAGCACGCCCGCTTTCACCATGCGCCGAACCGTGGCGCCGCTCACGCCGAGTTCGTGGGCGATGCACTTCACGGTCTTCAGGGGGCGCGCATCGGTCTTCATTGCCCGCCTCGCTAGATCGTCTGGAGGTGGTCGAAGTCGGCCGGCACGCCCGCACGCCGCGCGCGCTCCTCGATCTCCCCGCGAAGCATGGTCATGTTGACCGCCACAAGTTTCCTGCAGGCGTATCCGCCGTCCGAAAGGCGAAGATGGTCGCCGCTGCGGGTTTGAACAACGAGATCGGAGAACGTGCCGGCGACGGGCAGCCACATCTCACTACCCCCGGTGAGAATCTGTGCACCACCGAACTGGATCGGTTCGTTTCCAGCGCCGACTGTAACGGGCCAGTACAAATCGATGAGCTTGCGGCCGAACACAACCATCGCCGTGGCGGTGCGCTTGCTGAGGCCCTCGCCATCGAGCGCCACCGCAAGGCTTGTCATCACCACATCTCGCCGGGTGTATTCGGTCCAACCAGGTTCCTTGACGGGGTTGCCATGCTCGTCGACATCGTAGTGCAAGGACGGCGCGTAATCGCGACGAACCATGTTGGCGTAAGCTGCGGAGGACAAACCGCAAAGCGAGAGGAAGGTCGCGAGGCGCATTGTATGGGTCCCAAAATTAAGTCACGGTGATAGAGTTTGGCTCGTGCGAAAAATTCTGTCAACGTGATCTTATTTTTATGCCTATGCGACTTTGTTTCCCGCCAAGAACCTCAGCAGCCGCACCGCATCGTTGAGCGCGCTCGTCACCAGGGCGTCTGGCACGTCGCCATACAGGCCGCCGCCGAGGAAGTCGGAGAGCCAGAGCGGCCCGCTCCCAGCGCCGCCGGCGATCTCGATTGCCTTGAGCTTGGCCATGAAGCCGGCCGGGCCGGCTGCTGGGCGGGCCGCCATGGTTTCGCAGGCGCGCTCGATAAGCTTCTGTTCGGCGAATTCCCAGTACCTGTCTGCGGCCTCGCGGGAACCGCTGCGCCTCATGACGTCCTCGCGAGCCGTCTGCCATGCGTAGAATGCCCCGGCCACCTCAGGGTCGCGAGGCTCACCGACTGTCCAAGTCTCCCGGTCGCAGTTGAGCAAGTACTCGGCGACAGGATCGACAATCTGCCATCCATCCGAGTTTCTCGCTCTGTAAAGAAGCGGTCGGCTGTCATGGTTATAGTCGAGCAAAATCTGAGGGGGCTCGGGGAGGGCGGCATCCATTGCTGCGCGGCACCGCTCCATCTCATCCCACAAGGCATCCCGTTGCGCGATAAGGGAGCCGATCGTCTTCGCCTCCGACTCCAAGATGAAGTCGGTATCGTTGACCGGCGCGCCCACAGCAGCAGAGGCGGGCAGAGCGCTCATGGCGAGAGCGCCAACGACAAGGGTTCGGCGATCCAGAGCCCGCGTCGGCGTGGAGGCAAAGCTATCCTGTGCGCGAAAATGGGTGCCCATCGCGTCCTCTCATGATATACGCCTGAATTAGGCAAGGTTGCCTGATTAAGATATGCCTAAAAGAGGCAACATTGCAACATGTCGCTTTCTCCAGCTCAATGTCGCGCCGCGCGCGCTCTAATTGAATGGTCTCGCCAGGACCTAGCGCAGCATGCGGGCGTAGCCGTGCGGACAATTGCCGATTTTGAAGCCGCTCGGCGGACGCCGATCAGAGCAACCTTGGCAGCGATGCGCAGTTCGTTTGAGGCGGCTGGTGTCATTTTTGTTGAAGAAAACGGACAAGGGCCGGGAGTACGCTTACGAAAACACAACTAGTGGAGGAAAAAATGTCGAATGGCGTGAATTACAATCATAAACACAAACCAAAAGGCGGCATGATCTCCGGGAGCGACGATGGTAAATTAACTGTCGGAGACATTCGCGATGCAATAGCAATGCTGCCAGATGATGCAGAGGTGATCTTCGGCACCTGCGAACACGGCGAATCGCTTCAATTTCGTCGGTTCAAGATGCGCGGGCCAACGACGATCTCAATCGAATTCGGCTGAGTTCATACAATCACCTGAACCGCCTCAAAGCTCACCGCAGTCGGGCCAACCTCCGCCTGAGTCGTGAAACTCTCCGGCATGATCCGCATGATGCAGCTCGGCCGCACCAGGGCGACGGGCGCGCCCAAGCCGGCCGCCGCCATTCCCGGCGTGTAGACCGGCGGCATCACCTCAAGGGCGTCCACCACGCCCGCGCCATCGGCCACAACGTCGTTCAGCGCCATGTGCAGCATTCGCCGCCCGCCCCCCGCCACCGCGAGCATGTCGCCGGCGAGGATCTGGTAGCCCGCCGGCAGGGCGCCGAAGGCGAGGGCCTCGGACGTATAGTCCATGAGCGCCCCGTTGCCATCGAAGGCGCCACCGGCCGCGCGGGTCATGCCGAGCACGTCCGCGCCATAGGCGCCGGGATATTCCTTGTCCGGGTCATAGGCCAGGAAGGTGCCGATGCTGCCGCGCAGCGCCAGCTTCCAGGCCTGCCAGCGCGCCCGCTCGCCGGGGAAGAGCGGCACCGTTTCGGCCTTCATGGTCCATGCGGGCGTGCCCACCTCCGTGGCCAGCAGCCCCCCGGACGGCATGACGTTGACCGCCTCGATGGTGTTCAGGAGGAACTCACACCGCGCGAAAAGCGCGCCCGCGGGCAAGGCGAGGGGATAGACGATGGCCATGGTTCACCTCAGGCGCGAAATGGATGTACGGGCGCGATGGTCGGTCACGGCCTCGATCGCGGTGCGCCGGGCCTGCCCGCGGTCGTAGGCCGTCAGGGCGCTAGAGATGCCGTCCTGCACCACCTTCTCCACGTCCTTCGGCGTCATCCCGGCCGGGCCGCCTGAGATGTTGATGGTGGGCGAGATGGTGACGGGGCCACCTGTGCGGAGCCCCGCCCCAGCGCCGACGAAGCCGCCGGCCGCAAAGCGCGGAATGCGTCCGGCGTTGATGGCCTCCAGCAGCGGCGCGAATTTCTTCGCCTGCGCCGCGTTCACCACGAACTCTCCGTTGCTGAGCAGCGCCGGGATGCTGTCGCTCTTGGCAGTGCCAGGCCCGCGAATCCGCCCGCCCCCCGCCGCCTTCACCGCTCCGCCCTCGGCGAGGCCACTGAGCAGCGTTCCGATGAGTCCGCCCTCGCCGCCGCCAAGGGCCGAGCCGAGCGGCCCTTCGCCCAGCAGGATCGCCTTCAGCAGAAGGTCCGTGAGCAGCTTGAGGCTGTCCTTCAACACGTCGTTCCACGACTTCGTGCCGTCGATCAGGCCGGAAATCGAACTCATCGCCAGTCCGCCCAGCTCGCGCTGCAGTTCCTGCATCTGCTGCTGCGAGGCGCGCGTCTGTTCGATGGCGGCAGTCACCTCGCCATAGCGCCCCGCCAGCTCGTGCAGCTGCGCCATCTGCGCGGGCGTCAGCTCCACGTCGCGGGCCTTGGCCTGGGCAAGGGCCTCTTGCTCGAAGCGATAGGCCGCCGCCGCCTGCGCCGTCATGCCGAGCGCCTGGCGCTCCACCTCAAGGGCGCTCAGGCGCTCCTGCGCCGCCTTCACCGCGTCTTCGCCCGTGGGACCTTTTCCGGGCAAGGCCGGGTCCGCCGTGCGCGTCGGCGCCGCCGTGGGCGCGCTGGCGATCTTGGCTTCGAGCTCGGACAGGCGCCCCTGCGCCTCCTTCACGCGGGTCAAGGCCGCGTCGGCCGCAGCGGCGAGGTCGCTGGCATTGGTGGTGGGCATGGTGCCGCCATGCCGGCCCGCCCAGCCGCCAAGCTTCTGGTTTGCCGCCACGGCCCTGGCGTATTCGTACTCGGCCTCCGCATCGGCCAGCGCCTTCCTGGCGTTGTCCACATGGCGTTCGGCGAGGCTCTTCAGCGCGGCCTCGGCGCCGGGCACGCGGCCCCGCACCTCTGCAATGGCGCGATCTAGCTCGGCCATGGCCTCCCGGTGGTTGTCGGCCGCGAGCTTCGCCTGATCCTGGCGAAGGGCGAGCATGGCGATGGCGCCCACCAGAGCAGTGATGGCGATGCCGGCCGGGCCACCGAGAACGCGCAGCGCGGTGGCGAGCCCGGCGCTCGCGAGGGCCGCCACGCGCTGCGCACCTGCCACGGCGAGGATGGTGGCGTTCAGGCGGGTGAGCTGGGCACCGGCCGTCACAGCGCCGGCAGCTGCCGCGGCGAGAGAGGCCACCAGCGGGCCAAGCATGACGCCCGCGCCGAGGGCGCCGAGCGCGGCCGCAACGGCGATGATTTCACCCTTGTAGCGCTCCAGCGCCCCCGCGCCCTCCAGCACCCCGCTCTTGAGCGCCACCTCGATCCGGGCCGCCAGCTCATCGAACTGGCGCGTGATCTCCTGCGCCTTCTTCCCCACGTCGTCGGAGAGGATCAATCCGAGGTCGCGCGCCCGCTGGCGCGCCCGGCCGAGCGCTCCCTCGCCTTGCTCCATGAAGCGCACGAACTGCTCGCCGCCGGTGCCCCCGAAAATCTCATCGGCAATGCGGATCTGGGCCGCCTTCTCAAAACCCTTGAGCTTGTCGATGATCTCTTCAAACAGCGCGGCCGGGTCCTTCAGCTTCCGCTTCAGCGTTGAGGCGGAGTAGCCGAGCCGCTTGAAGGCCTCTTCGCTGGAGCCGGCGCCGGTGCGGATGAATTCGTCGGCGCGCAGCTGCATCTCCTTCAGCCCGTCCGCGAGCGCGTCCACCCCTACGCGCGCCTGCTCGGCCGCAAACTTCAATTCCTGGAAAGGCTCGAAGGCCACGCCCGCCTTCTTCGCCTCGCCGGCAAGGTCGGCCACGCTCGCCGCCACGCCTCGCAGCGTGGCGACGGCGCCAGCCAAGCCGCCTCCGGCGATGATGCCGGCGCCGCCCAGCGTGTTGAAGATCTGGGCGATGGACGCGCCCGCTCCAGCGAAAGCCGCCTTCAGGTTCGCGGCCGAGGCCTCGGCTCGCCGTTCGATCGCCGTGAAGCGGGTGTTGGCGGTCTTCTGCGCCCGCTCGAAGTTCTTCTCGAAATCGCGCACGCGCGCCTCAAGCGCAACGACCAGGCGTTCGTCACCTTGTGCCATCACAGCCACTCCAGAATTTCTTTGGTGAAATCGTCGCTGTCGAAGGCGCTGCCCCCCGCGCCACCGGCCGCCGCGCGGGCCACGGCCATGGCAGCAGCAACGGCGCCGTCGATCCGGTCCCGGCTCTTGCCTTTGTGAAACATGCGGTTGCCGGCCGCGTCCGTTTGCACCGCGATATTCTCGAAGTTCCAGCGCAGCACCGGATGGCCGCCGTGGGTGAAGCGCCGCCCGATGATGGCGCGCTCCAGCTCCTTCACGGCCGGCGCCATGGTCACCCACCCTTGGCGCATCTCGACGGCGGGCAAGCCGTCTTCCAAGAGGTCGTTCAGCATGTTGCGGGCCAAGTGCGGATCGAAGGCGATCTCCTGCACGCGGAAGCGCTCGCACAGGTCGCGGATGGTCTGCTCCACCGTGCGGAAGTCCACCACGTTCCCAGGGGTCGGCGTGATGAGGCCGTCTTCCGCCCAGGTGGGGTAGGGCACCCCGTCGCGCTCGGCGCGGGCGCGCAGGTTGTCGGTCGGGCAGAAGAAAAAGGGATGGACGATGTAGCCGTCTTCCCCCTCGCGCCAGGCCGCCACGACGCAGGTGAGGTCCCCGTTCGATGACAGATCCACCCCGAGCCAGCACGGCTCGCCTTCGAGCGCCGCGAGGTCCACCGGGCCGGCTCCTTCGTCGTAAACGTCCATGTCAACGAACGGGTCGGCGGAATGGTCGAGCCAGATGTTCAGGTTCAACTGGCGGAATGCCTCGCGGTCACCAGGCTTGCGCTCGGCCTCCCGCGCGAACTGGCGCAGTCCCTCGATGTCCGGATAGCCGTGGGCAAGGCCAGGGTTCACCTTGTGCCACAACGCCTCGTCCCGCCAATCATCGTCCTTCTGCGCCTCATAGATGATCGCGAGAATGGACGGGTCCACCACCTGGCCGCGCGCCACTTTGCGCGCGTCTTCGACAATCTCGTAAGCGAGGTTCTCCTGCCCCCGCCCGGCGGTGGTGGCGACCATGAGCAGCGAGCCGGGCGTCTTCACCAGGCCGGAGCGCAGCACATCCCAGAGATCGCGCTTCTTCCACGCGTGCAGCTCATCTGCCAGCACGAAGACAGGGGTGCGTCCGTGCTGGCTTCCCGCGTCGCAGCTCAGGGCCTCATAGAAGCTGCGCCGGCGGGTGTTCACGATGCGGTTCTTGTACTCCTGCGCGTTCGTGATTGCCTTGAGCTGAGCTGTCTGTTCGATGATGCCGCGCGCTTCCTCGAAGGCGATGCGCGCCTGCTTGCGGTCGGATGCCGCCGAGAGCACTTCGCCACCGTCGATCCGCTCCGGCCCATAGGTGTGCAGCAGCGCCAGCGCCGCACAGAGGGAGGTTTTCCGGTTGCCGCGCGGCAGAAGCAGAACGACGGTGCGCACGATGCGTGAGCCGTCCGGATGGCGCGGCCCATAGATCCGGCGGACAATGTCCTCCTGCCAAGGATCAAGCTGAAATGCCCGGCCCGGCAGGGTGCTCTTGGGGTGCCGCAGCGCTCGCAGCCAGCGCACGGCGCGGTCGCCGTGGCCGAGCGGGTCGGGTGTCGGCTCAGAGGCTGAAGAGGTCGCCTTGCCCACCTTCGCCTCCCTTGATGCCCGGGCGCCCACGGCTCGCCGGCGTGAGGCCGAGTTCGGCCGCCATCTGCCGAGCTTGATTCATGGCCGCATCACGGATGGCCACGGCGGGGTGCTTCTTCGGGCCGCTCGGCCCGGTGAAGGTGAGACCCTCCTTCTTCAGCGTGCGGCTGGTCATGACCACCGTGGCGCAGGCCTCGCAGAAGTTCGCGAAGATCTTGAGGTCTGCCACACTCAGCGTGCCACGCTGATTGAGCAGGGGTAGCTGTTCCCTCCACACCTCCGCGCCATCATCCGAGAGCCATTCAGGCGCCGGCACGTCGTCGGAGGGGCCGTCTTCCGCCGCCGAGATCTCGGCCTTGATGCCCCTCATTGGTTCCTCGCCACCGTGCGCAGCTCCAGCCCATGCCGCCGGCCGATCTCCTTCACCTCCTTGATGTCGTGCGCCACGCCCTCGAAGAGCACGCGGTCACGCACCGTCACGCCCGCCAGGAAGCGTGTGCGGAAGATCACAGCGGCCTCGCCCTGGAGGCCCGCGGCCTGGAGAAACTCGGCGGTGCTCGCCTGCACCAGCGCCGCGCGCAGGGTGGCGAGGGTCGCCCATGTGGTCGTGACCACGCCGAAGGCGTCCCGCGCCTCGGTGGCCCGCTGGATGGTGACGACGCGGTCAAGCGTGCCCGCCCTCATGGCGCCAACTCCAGAAGGCAATCCACCGTGAGCACACCGTGCGCCGTCTCGCCATCAGGATCGCGCAGGAATCGCACCTCGCGCACCACAGTCGAGATGGCGTGGTGCCCGTCCTCCAGCACCAGGGGGGCGCTCTCCACCGCGGCCGTCACGGCTCCGCCGATGGCACGGGCCGCCGGCATGCTCTTGGTCCATAGGTGGAGCGTCGCATAGGTGCGCCGGTGGCGGGCCGCCAGCGTGAGCGGTTCGCGCACCACCTGCCCTTCCCCGAACACGATCGATGGGAAGCGCTGGGGAATGCCGAAGCCGTCCAGCATCACGAAAAGGCCGATGCTCTCGGACGCAAAGGACACGGGCGAGCGACCGAAGGGCGAGCGCAGATGGATGACGTCCGCCGGAGGCACCTCGCGTCCGGCGAGGAAGTAGCGCCAGGCGCCGGTGCCGTCCTCGTGGCGCTGGGCGGTCAGGCGCGAGGGATCGTAGGCGATCACCTCCATCGGCCGGCCGTTGACGCGGTTCACCCACGCGAGGCCGCCCTGATCGTAGAGGAGCGCCGCCGCCACGATGTCGCGAATGAACTCGAAGCCGGAGGTCCAGTCGTTCGCACGGTCGCGCAAGAGGGCGGAGGCGGGATGGTTCGGCACCTCCGCCTCGGCCCCGCCCTCGCTGCGCAGCACCTTCACGTCCAGCGTGGCGACGGCTTCCGAGATGGCGCTCACCGCGCAGCTCACCGCGGGCACGCCGAGGGCCGTGGCCGGCCCGACGTTCACACCCGCCGCCGTGGGCGCGCCGGCGCCGAACAGCGCCAGGAGGCCGCTATCAGGCGCCGCCAGGGACTTGCCCTCGAAGCCCAGCGCCTTAGCGAAAATGGTGAGCAGGTTTCGCATCGACAATTAAATGCCCGAGCGCGGAACGTGTCACCAGCCCCCGGCTTCGCTCAATTGCGCTCACGCATCCGCCAACCGCTTGGACAAAATATGGCGTAACTCAATGATCTATATGGAAAAAACACCATATGGGCTCTATCACGCGCGAACCTCCCCCGCCGGTCCCACCTCCGTTCAGGGAAGATCGAAACCACCCCCCGGTCATTACCTTGACTCTTCGGAAACCGAGGGATGGCAAAGGTCGGTCCAACCTTCGCCCCGTTCGGTCCAACCTAGGTCCAACCTTATCACCCAATAGAAACATTGCAGGAGAAGGGGCGGTCCAACCTGCCCTAAGTGCCCCACCTAAAATTAAAGTCAAAAGAGAAGATGGTATTCCCGCAACATCGCAGGCGGTAGGGCACGTGGGGCAGGTTGGACCACCCGTTGCAAATGCAGCGTTCTATTGTCGAGTAAGGTTGGACCCGAGCGAAAGCTAGGTAGGGCACCTAGGGCGCGAGGCACTCATTGATCACCAGCGGGCCAATCAACAGCCTGCCCCAAGGCATCGCTGAACGCTACTCGGCACTCCGCCAGCGGGGGGAGTTTGTACATACGCACCCTTCGAACATCTACCCCGTCCCCGCCGCCGACCCGAGCCCGCTTGGTGGCAAGCCCAGGCACGATCTTCGTGAGTTTCATTCCGAAGATTGTCTCATAGCTCTTGCGGCGTATGCCAATACGGTCAGCATTAGCTATGTAGTCATTGAAGAGGGCATCGCGCTCTACCTCCAATGGCCAATCGTCAAGGCTCGGAAGTGGCGATCCTGCCATGAGTTTAGTGAGCCACCAGCTTTCAATGCTATCTAGACCGTGAAGCTTTTGCTCCAACAAAGCTGCCGTGCGTGGGATGGTTCTCAAGTTAACCGCCGACAGGTCGAATGTTAGCAAGTCGTGGAGCAGCGCAGCACGCCCACCAGCGTCAAGTTCTCGATCCATCTCGCTGAAATAGGACGTGTCCTGAGCCCGGCGAGGGTGAACGTCGAGGACGCAGAACCGGCGCTCGTCTTTGCCGGCAGGCACTACCCAATCCTCATTCGAGGTCATCAAGAGGCGGACGTAGTTCGCAATCCGAATTGGATCAATTCCCTTCGCTTCCACCATCTGAAATGTAGAGGTGACAAGCCCCTTAAGCCGGCCCTCGGCCGCCTTGTCGCCAGCCCATACCGCTTCCTCAGCCTGGAGCAGCAGGCAGCTGGCCATGTGGGCATTGAACTGGCCAGTGACATAGCGCGGATCGTCGACTGCGAAGTAGTGGTCCTTTATCAGTGAGCCGATCACCTCGCCCACTTTTGTTTTGCCAGTCCCCATCTTGCCGCGCAGCACGAGCGCAGTACCAATGCGCTCACGGGGGCGCTGTAACATGTGAGCAAGCCATCCAAATACCCAGTTGAAAACGCCAATGTCTCCGCCGCAAACATTATTCAATAGATGGTCGCGAAAAACCGAATACGATCCCCCCACAGCTGGCACCAACGAAAATCCACGCCAAAGATTAAAGTATCCAGGCGCTCCCTCTGCATTATCTGGATTTGGAAAGAACTCGATCCCAAAATATTGACGCCTGCGAGGGTGTGTCATCCACAGATCCGCAAAATTCATGGCTTTATACGCGGCATGAGCGCGAGAATATGTAAGTTCTTGCGTGTTTGCGAGCCAAGCCTTCATTGCGTCAATAGAGAGAAAGCGAACGCGGTCCCAATCTGGGCCGCTGTCCTTTTGTTGAATAACCATTACCTTTCCGCCGACCCGAACCAAAGCATATTCACGGTTCATCAAATCTACGTCAAAGGTTTTTCTTTTCTCATTGTCACCCGCGCCTTCCCTGCTCAT